TATTTTGTATACCTGCGGGTACCCATGATAACGCCAGTAATCCCCCGGCCCCCCCGCCCCCTAAGTTATCCACAGGTTTTACACAAGCATCCACAAGTTATCCACAGGCTGCCATGTTGGCACGGGTATTGCATGGGATTCCACAGGGTCAAGTGTGGGTATGCTATAGGATACCTCTGGAGCCATAGGCATCCACCACCACTGTATGAATACACAGGTTGACACAAGTCTTGTACTGTGGTATTCGCGCGCGCACGTATATATAAAGGTAGGCAGTAAGGTATTCACCAGATCAATAATAGTCTAAAGAATTATAGTTTAAATAAATTGTACATAGTCACCAGATGCTGTATTATGGCTACATTACTTAAACAACTACATGAGGTTACACATGACTACTATCAAAACAAAATATGGCTACAGTGTAGACTGCTACGGCGACTGTAACGAATACGCGACTATTGCCATGTGCTTTGACGATGAGATGTTTGACGGTTACACTGACAGCACTTTCAATAACTGGCGCAGTGCTGTGTTGGAGCTGTCAGAGTACGCACATCGTAACGGCACTGAGCTGGTACAGCTAGAATCAGACGAGTAAACCAAACACAGGCCAAGGACGGCCACAACCAAACACAGAGGCACACAAGATGACATACGGTGACGGCATAGCATTTGCAATACTAGGTATCACAGTGTTAATATGGGTCAACCTACAGATGATGGGAGTAATAGCATGATTATTAAAACAGTTAATGAGTATGATTTTGTCAACGAGTTCAGAGCATACGAGCGCGAGAACTTTACACGCGAGGCGCTGGTGGCATTGTTTGAGTACCTTGAGGACTACAGCCGGGACACAGGTGAGGACTTTGAGCTTGACGTTATAGGCCTGTGCTGTGACTTCACAGAGTACGAGAGCTTTGAGGAGATCAAAGAAGAATACAGCAGCACAGAGCTTGACAGCTTGGACGATCTGCGAGAACATACAACAGTAATAGAGTTTAAATACGGTATAATTATTCAAGACTTTTGAGAGGTGACACAATGAAAACTAAAGGCGAAGTAATCAGGTTTAAACTGGAGTTAATGGCGGTAATGCTGGTGTCGGGACGCGAGGATCAGGCACAGGAATTAATGCAGCAGGCGCTGGATTTATGTGATACAATCACGGAACAAATGCCGGAGGAGGCAGCATAATGGAATTAAGTTACGCAGGATACAGGGAAACACTGTCTAAACTATCAAGAATGTATAGAAACTCATATAGACAGGACGGCCATAAAGCCGCACAACCGTGGCGCGATATGATGCGACAGGTACGCGCAGACTATCCAGAATACGGTGATAGATACACGCGAGAAGCTTTAGGTTTTCCACCAAAAAAGGAGGCAGCATAATGAGCAAATGGGATGACTGGGTGGAGATAAGTACCACCAAGACAGCACTTCACAATGGCGATGCCCCAGAGTTTTTCCAGCGGGCAGGTGATTGGATAGATGAGCTGCAGGCACAGCTGGACAATATGGACAGCTCTGACAATTTATTTAATGAGGTCAAAACTCAGGTGCTGCAGGATTTGATTCGCAGTCTGGACGATGACAGGGCAGCTGCGCTGCAGCTAATGGTAGAGCGAGGGCCTGACCATGAATGACTTGTATTTTTACCTTAAATGGTACATAATCGGCACGGTGGTAGGTTTTGCCATAGGCTATGGGGTTGGGACATGGATACTTTAATTGCGGAGATAGTGGGCTGGTCTACACTGACAGCCATTGTAATAGCGGCACATAAAGGCGTGTTTTGGCTAATGACTAATAACATACTGGAGTATTTTATATGAGAAACAACGAATATCACGGAGACGAGCATCTCTTAGACGACGACGAGTATCCACCCATGCAGCAGTGGGAGATTGATGAGGCACTGGCGGATATAATAGGCGACGACAAATGGCTGGAAAAACAACAGGCGAAAACCAATGATAATATTTAACAGGGTGTTGAGTGTAGAGTATCGACTGGGCGTAGGTTTTGACCTTGAGTTCCCAGACAGTAGGCCGGTATGGGTCTACAATGTAAGCACAGGCAACACAGAAACCATGCCGTTTCAGGGTGTCATTTTACATCTGCCCTTGTGTCTGGTATCATATGGCCGTGTTTACGAGGAGGTTGACGAATGAGTAGGATCAAAGAAGATATGTTGGGCTATGAGTACACCCAGAACGACTGGATAGAGCCACAGGCGCACGTTATGGTAGACGAGCTGGTAGAGTATCAGGTGTACTGCATGACGCTCTCAGAGCTAACCCAGAGGGTCACAAAGCAGATGCGAGACGAGTACTACAGCAATCCCTATGACGCTATGACTAGACAATACAGAGAGGTATTCCAAGATGAGTAGATGCAAAGCGTGTGACGTGATACTGAATGAGTATGAACTAAAGAAGGTCGACAAGGAGACCGGGATACATTTAGACCTGTGTAATATCTGCCTGTCGCATAGTGATGAGGCGATGCATGACAGCATTGGACAATTAAGTGAGAAAGAGTTTGACGTTCTCTTTAATACCTGATACAATACTCAGGTAGTAAGGGATAAATTATTTATTAATCTTTAAAGTATTAACCAAACGATCCTTAGGGGTCACAACAACGAGAGGTAGTAACCATGGCAGTATTAGAAGGCTTAGTAGCATTTGAAAACCTAGACGAGCATGAGATGTATCAGGGTCAGTCCACCGGGAAGTTCTCTCTGGTTCTCAGCTTGGATGAACCAACAGCAGATACCTTGGCTGGTTCAGGTGTCAAGCTCCGCGAGTACGAAGGAGTCAAGCAGCGCAAGTTCAGTACCAAGTACGATGTACCAGTGATGGACGCTGAGGGCAACCCGTTCAAGGGTCGCATTGGTCGTGGGTCTAAGGTGCGTATCATGTACGCAGAAGGCCAGCCACACCCTGTACACGGCACCAGCACGTACCTTAACAAGATCAAGGTGCTGGAAGTAGCGGAGCAGGAAGGCGGAGAGGACTTCTAGTGGCAGTAGAGTCTACATTCGTCCAACATGAGCCATGCCCCAAGTGTGGCTCATCGGACAATCTGGCTCGCTATAGTGATGGACATGCAGTCTGCTTCTCTGGGGGCTGCAACCATTACGAACACGGCAACGGCCAGATAGGTCAAGTAGCACAACGAAAACCAACGAGGTCATTAGAGATGACAGGTGTCATAGCGGCAATCCCTGACAGGCGTATCTCACAGTCAACATGCCAGAGGTATGGTGTAACAGTGGAGTACGGCACGGACGGACAGATTGTCAAGCATCACTACCCGTACCACAACAAGGACACAGGTGCGGTGACAGGAACCAAGGTGCGGATCACCGAAACTAAATCATTCTATGCAACAGGGGAGTTCAATGAGGCGGGGTTGTTCGGCCAGCAGGCCTTTAAGACAGGTGGCAAATATATCACGATCACAGAAGGCGAGGCGGACGCACTTGCTGTCAACGAAATGTTCGACGGAAAGTGGCCAGTCGTCTCCATCAGATCAGGCGCAGCCGGAGCAGCCAAAGACATCAAAGCGAACCTAGAGTGGCTTGAGACCTTTGATAATGTGGTGATCTGCTTTGACAACGACAAGGCAGGACAGGAGGCAGCCAAGTCGGTGCTTGATCTGTTCACCCCCAACAAGGCCAAGAATGTCACACTGCCAGCCAAGGATGCAGGCGACATGCTCAAGAGCAATCAGGTGCAGGCGTTTGTCAAGGAGTGGTGGAACGCTAAGGCCTATCGCCCGGACGGTATCGTAGCAGGCAACGAGACTTGGGACATGATCATCAAGCAGTCAGATGTCAAGTCCATACCCTACCCTTGGGAGTGTCTCAACGAGATGACCCACGGGTTCCGCAAGCAGGAGCTGGTGACAATCACGTCAGGCTCAGGCATGGGTAAGTCGCAGATCGTCAGGGAGCTGGAGCATTACCTCTTGGGTGCAACGGATGAGAACATCGGTATCCTAGCACTGGAGGAGGACATCCCTAAGACAGCTCTGGGCATCATGTCCATTGAGGCTAACAAGCAGCTTCACTTGGACAAGACAGTCACGCAGGAAGAGAAGAAGGGCTACTGGGATCAGACGCTAGGCACAGGCCGTGTGTTTATGTTTGACCACTGGGGCAGTACCAGTGAGGACAACCTGCTGGGACGCATACGCTACATGGCCAAGGGACTGGACTGCAAGTGGATTATCCTTGATCACCTGAGCATCGTGGTCAGCGATCAGGACACAGGTGACGAGCGTAAGGCTATCGACAGTATTATGACCAACCTCCGCAAGCTGGTTCAGGAGACAGGTGTAGGGCTATTCCTAGTATCACACCTTCGCAGACCCAGCGGCGCTAAGGCACACGAGGACGGTGGTAAGATTAGCTTGGGAGAACTCAGAGGATCGGCGGCAATCG